CAAATTCTTTGTGTACAATTAAGTCATCCCCGTCAACTTCGATTGGAGCTTTGAGATACTTCGTCGATAACAGGTTCGCAATTTGTGTATTGAATAATCTTTGAAAGAACACAGCACCAATAGGGCATAAATTAGGAAGCTCCCAGCAAAAATTAACAGCGTCGTCAGAATAAATAAAATCATTGTTAAGAAGGTCTTCATTGTCAATCATGCCCTCCGTTTCTACCTTCATTGGTGCTCGGAACGCAATAATATTTCCAATCGGGAGAGTCTTTTTCCGAAAATATTTATAAGCGAACCGATTATGGATCAAATTTCCATCATAGAGATCGATATCTTTTAAAATCATAATAAATATTATAGAATAGCCTTAAAAATAATCAACATGAAGATACATTTATTTTCAATATTATGTTTGGATGAAAATGAGTATCCGGATTTAAATCTATATAGACATTTTATAGATTATTATAAAAAATTAGGAATTCATTCTAATAATTTTACTATTATACCTTGCGGTGTCGACAAATATGAAAAAAATCTTAAACAATTTCAAAAAATAAATACCGCAAACGGTATACCGAGCCGCAATCTAATTTCAAAAAAATATGATATAGTTGAAGCAAATAACATTTTATTAAAATGGCAAACAACACTCCCAAAAGAAGATTGGGTTCTATTTCCAGACCAAGATGAATTTAATGATTATGGACATTTTAATAATATACCAGATTGTGTTAAGTTTTTAGAAAAAAATAATTATTATGCTCTCGAGGGTGACTTCGAAGATCGAGTTGCTAGAGACCTCATCTTACATAAAGTACAATACCCAGAAAATTTATTTGAACAATTTCCAAAAGGAGTACAACTCACAAAAGGAATAATACATGCTAGTTGGAAAAAAATATTATTATCAAAAGCAAAAATAGAATTACGGATAGGACATCACTTTGTAGTATGGAACTCTAAAAAAGAACAACCAGCAGCTCTTAATGAGATAAAATGTAGCAAACAATACTGGGAGTATCCTCCTGTACCTACACCTAATGTATACGAATCAAATTTTAAAGTTTATCATTTTAAATGGACTGAATCTTTAATACATAGATTAAAAAATCCAAACAAACACAAAGACCTATATAATATGTTTAACGAAGATAGAAAAAAGACTAATGAGATTATTACTGGTAATAAATTTAATATTATAATATGTTAGAATCAAAACCATCCCTAGCATAACGTTGACTTCTTGTTATGAATTTTTTACTAATTTGCTTCTCTGCATCGATTTGACTATCAAATATTGTTCCACGATACCCTGGTAAACATAAAAACGGTTGAAAGATATATGCTTTATAATATTTTCTAGAAAAAATAGTACCGCTTAGCGTACCTGTAATACCATCAGCGCTATGTGTTATAGGATAAAATCGAGACAATAATTGTTTTGCAATATTTTTGGTAAGAGAGTAACAAACTGCGCCGCTATATTCTTTAAATCCAGTATAGAAATAATCATTAACTTCAATTCGTCCTTGAGCATGCTCAGGTTCTCGCTTACTGTCAAACGGTCGCCAAGAATGAAAATGAATAATATCCCAACCGGGTGGAATATACTCCTTCCACTCTAAAGCATTATTACATAAATCTTCATCTAATGCGGCATCATCTTCTAGAACAAGAAAATTATTTACGTTGTCTTTAACTGCAGTTTGCCATGCTTTAAGATGGCCATACGAACAGCATATTTCTGCTAACGACATTGGATACGCGGACGTTTCTGAGTTATTTACTACTGGTGAAACAAGCGTTTGAGGGTCCCATATTTTTTTAAATCTAATTTTTCTATTTCTTTTACCTTTAATGAAAAGATTATCTGGAGTAATACTACGAACAAATTTATAATTTTCAATATTACATACTCGTAAATGGTTTTGTATATATTCTTTTCGAGCAGGATCTCGACCCCAGACTACATATATTTTATCAAATAATGTGTCTAGCATTATATAAAATATTAGCGTAAAAGCGTTTCTTTATAACCTAACATGTCCCATGTTTGGGTATCAAGTGACCAATAAACAACAATACCAATTGGAAGCTCAGCAGTATCAACAAACTCATCGTTAACAATACCTTTTTTAATTTTGGATTTTTCTACCACAAAAACCTTTTCTTTAAAATAAATAGCCTGACACTTACGTTTGTATTTTGTCTCATATGCTTCTTTATCTATTGCTTTAGTCCAATCCCATATTAAAGGATTCCAGAAAACTGAGAGATCTTTTTTAATTTTCGCTTGTAATGTTTTTGTACCTAAAAATGTAATTTCTTGTATATCTTTTTTATCTGGTTTATACTCAGCTCCATTAAAATAAATATCTACATTTTCAATGGGATTAATTCCAATAGAACCCTCACTTACCGGAGCTTCAACTTTATCAAGTTTTTTTGTTCTAGTTCTTTTGGTCTTGGTCTTAGTTGCAGGCGCATTCATATCTTCAACTTTATCAAGTTGTTTATCTAGTTTTTTTGTTCTAGTTCTTTTGGTCTTGGTCTTAGTTGTAGTCATAATTACTATTGAAATAAGTGTTTATTCTTGTAATTAATTACACATGTCAAACGATCTTGCAACTAGGTTTTGTGACCGACCATGGACCTTTTTAGAGATACAAGAAAAGAGTTTATATAATTGCTGTCCACGGTGGGTTAACCTTAACGAAATAGGAGATATTACTCCAGAATTAGATTTCGCTAAAGAATGGAATAGTGATCGCAGTAAAGCGTTCCGGCGAACTATTCTAGATGGTTCTTTTAGTATGTGCAATAAGGAAGAATGTCCTATGATTCAAAATAAAACCTTACCAAAACGTACTGATATATTAAATGGAAAACATGGTGAAAGACTGAAACAAATTGTACAATGGGACCTTGAGATATCTGATCTCCCTGCTACTATTAATCTATGTTATGATAGATCTTGTAATTTAGAATGTCCTAGCTGCCGGAGCAAAAAAATATTTTATAACGATCGAGTAAGCAATCTCACCACAGTCAACAGGAAAGATACCATGAAGTTTTACAGTAACCGTAGCGACTTCTCCGTCCCCAGACAAAAACCCAGACAAAAAAACTTTCCGGAGCGATATAAACAAGTATTAAAAATTAACGATAAACTATTACAGATGATTCATAGTAAGCCTCATGACGTCAATCTTATTATAACAGGTTCAGGCGATCCATTTGGCGCGCCGTCATTTTTTCAACTAATGAAAAAAATTAAACCACATCTTAATCCTAAAATTACATTAGCACTACAAACAAACGGTGTATTATGGGATGAAAAAAGATGGGCAAAACTAAAAAATATACATACATTAAACATAAGCGCTATTATTAGTTTAGATGCTGGTATAAAAGAACATTATGATAAAGTTAGAGTCGGAGGAGATTGGAACCGATTAATGAAGAATTTAACTTTTATAAAATCTCTTAATTTACCGTGGATTAGGTTAGATATGTGTGTACAAAAAAACAATTATCAAAGCATACCTGAATTTATTGAAATAGCTAAACAACACAATTTTGATTCATACACATCAAGAATTTTTAATTGGGGTACATTTACTGAAGGAAAATTTGATGAGCATAATATATTTGATAAAAAGCATCCCGAACATAAAGAAATGATGGAAATAATAAATAGAGACTATCAGTACGATAAACATGACTGGGGTAATTTAACTGATTTTATTAAATGAAACTAGCAGTATTATTATACGGTCAACCTCGGTTTTGGGAATTAAGCTACAAAAGTATTATACAGGAGACTACTTTTGAAAATAGTACTACAGATTATTATTTTCACTTTTGGGATAAAATAGCATATCATAGTCACGATCCTGAATATGAATTAACTGATAAAGATAAAAAAAATATAATAACTGCATATAAGCCGAAAAGCTATTCATTTACTGATTATTCCGTATTAGAGCAAACCTGTGAAGCAGTATTTAAAATCGTACAAAAAGAAAAAGAAAAAATATGTAATTTTCTTAATAAAAACGAAAAAAAAATTAGTACAGGAACTAATGAAATACTTTTTGAATATACATCTAAAACGAAAGAGTCTGAATCTGTTGAAGATATTATTAATAATATTCAACAACGGAAAATAGATAAGCATAAAAAATATTTGCAAAAAAGTATTTTTGAAATTACACAACCAAGCCACCTAACATACTATCTAGGTCAATTTGTGTCATTACAAGAAGGAGCAAAATTAATAGAAGAAGAATATGATTATATTTTTAGAATTAGAACGGATGTATTATTTACTACTTTAGATTTATATAAAAACAAAAAAGAATATACACACGATAAGCGATTATTTTATGACGCGTTATATAATAACAAAAAGGGAATTTTTTGTAAATATGGAGATCTACAAATTTGGGAAGGCGCATATAATACCGATAGTCGGGTTTGGCTGGAAGAAGTTTACAAGGTTGAAGAAGATCATCAGACTAAAGCTAGAACTAATTATGATAGTTTCACTCTTTTAGATAATAAAATATATGCAAAACCTCGACCCGGCTCTCTATGTACTAAATTGCACGAATATAATTATAAAACACAATATTTACACATGAAGGATTGGTATATGGTTGGGAGTGGGCCTGAAATGTTACAATGTATAAATCAATACCTAAGAACTATTATTAATATGATAAAAAAATCAAGAATTTTTTTACAGGTAGACGGTATAGATGTAAATTGGTCAGCAGGTGAACTTGTTTGTGGAGAAGTTTTAGGGTTAAATAGTATACCTGCCGAGGAATTAGGATATATGTACCAAGGCGAAGTCGCTGACCAGCTTAATGTTCCTCGGATGATTATCTGTAATAGGATGATAAAGATTGCTAATAAATATACAAAGCAAAACATATTAGGTCGCCCTCATGTTAGAGTATTAGCTGATTCTGATATACCTTTAAAAGAACAATACAAAAAAGTCATAAAAAAACTAAATTAAAAATGAATGTTGCAATATGTATATGTGGTGAGCCTCGCATGAAAGAATACGGTGCAGCTAGCTTAAAAAAATTTCGTGAAGATATAAAACAATACCAAGGCTTTTACGGTCTGGTTGGTGATGTTAAGTTAGATGTATTTTATCATATATGGGATCATGTTACGAAAAGACAACGTAATCATAAATCTCAGGATCCGTTTGTTGAATATGTAACTAAGAAGGAATTAGATGATTTATTTTTACCAACGGTTGGCCATATGGCGGATAAAAATGAAATGGACGACGAAATAGATTACATATGGGATTATGTATGTAGCTTAAACGAACCAAATCCGAGATATGATACAAAAGAGATATTAAAAAACCAAATTTACTATTCTAATACGCCTGGTTACTCTCAGTTGCACAGTTTATGTAAAAATCAATTAATGAGAATAGAGTATGAAGAAAAAAACAATATTAAATATGATTTAATTATTAAAACAAGGACTGATGTAGAGTTTAAATGCCAGCCAGACTTTACGCATATTAAAAAAATAGCTAAAGACTCTAACTTTCAAGAACAGATATTTTTACCTAAAATTGAAGTATGGAGTGTCAAGCGTAATCCTCTTATAATACCGGAATTTTCATTATTTTTTGGTAATTCAAAAACATTAAATAAAAACATATGGGAAAATTATCCACAAAAAATTGCATCAGATCTATATACCTACCGTGGCGGGAAACATTTAAGTGTATTGAATGACCATACAGTGTTTATGAATCTATTATTAAACAATGCTAAAGTAAAAGTACATGGATATTTACGAGATACTCTAAAATATAGATTACATCAAATGCCTGAACATTACAACGAACAGAAAAGAAAATACAGTCATTATTAACTACTATGTATAATATAGCTTTATGTTTTTATGGAGAAGCTAGAAATTGGCAGCAGGGCGCGGCTACTGTTGACAAATTTAATAAGTTATCTCAAGAGAAATTTAATATAGATGTATATGTTCATTTATGGGATGATATTACGCGTAGATTTGACGTGTTAGCACCTAATTACGAAAAACGCTTTCTTAAGTTAATAAAAGAAAACAATTATTTAGACGAAGTATTTGTTGTTGAATCTAATTTACAACATGAAGAGCTATTAAGAAATTATAAACCAATTAATTATAAAATTGAAAATAAAAGCGTTCTAGATGAATATATTGATAAATTTAAACCTAGTGACGACTGTATGTCGTGTGAAGAAATTAAACGCGCTATAAAATATTCAAACACTCCGTGTTTCTCTCAACTCTATAGTATGTCGCAAAGTTTTCATGTTATAGAAGAGAAAGATAAATACGATATGATTATTATTCAAAAAGCCGATTGCCAAATTAATGACAAATCTGTAACAGATAAGATATTAAAACACTATTGTAACAAAGTATCAAACACAAACAAAAATTATCTTTTTGTAGAGGCTATATGTTTGCGTTGTAAAAGACAAGAAGTATGGATACATCATGGCTATATGATGGCATGTCCCAGGCAATTCGGCAAATTGTTCAATAACTTTCCTAAAATACCTATAGGTATGGGAGTGTGGTCAAAATATAAATGGAGAGGTCACAGTCATGCTGAATTTGGAGACTATGTTTTAAGTTACAGTAATATAAATAGAGTGCAACCAATAGGTTCACAATTTGCAGGTAAGTTTAAACAATTTATACCAGAGGTCTTAACTGAGGTACAACCACAATCAGTGAGTGCACCTCGTTCATCGTTCCAAAACAGATCAACGAAACTTGGAACAAAGAATGACAAGTATATTGAATATATTAATTTACAAAAAGAAAAAACTACTGATCCAGTACGCCGAAAAAAATGGTTAAGTACATTATGGCCAAGATTTCTCACAGGATTTAAAAAGATTTTTAATAAACACATAGATTATATTGGTGATAGTTGCTTATGTATAGGTGCACGAACTGGGCAAGAAGTACAAGCTTTAATAGATTTAAATAGAGATGCAATTGGTATAGATCTAGTTGCACATGAACCATTAGTCATTGAAGGGGATTTTCATAATTTAAATTTTAATAATAATTCTTTTGATTTTATTTTTTCTAATGTAATTGATCATGCATTATATCCTTCAAAATTTTGTTCCGAGATAATACGAGTTTTAAAACCGGGTGGTGTTGTATTATTACACTTGCAAGTAAACATACCTAGCGATAAATACGGTGTTTTTGATATAAAGGATATACAGACTGATCTGTTTAATAGATTACCAACTAACACCGAGGTTATACAATTGAATGATATTTTTTATACAGAGTTTAGCACCCACAATAAAGAGGTTTTAATTAAAAAAATATAATGTACAATATAGCTTTATGTTTTTATGGAGAAGCTAGAAATTGGCAAAATAATGCTGCTGAGAATATAAGAAAATTCAATAAACTATCTCAAGAGAAATTTAATATAGATGTTTATTTTCATTTGTGGGATAATATAACACGCAGATGTAGAAATATTGACAAGTTAATTAAAAAGAATATTAATTTAGATGATGTATGTGTTATTGAATCTAATTTACAACATGAAGAACTATTAAAAAGCTTTAATCCAGTCAACTATAAAATTGAAAATAAAGATGTATTAGACTTTTATGTAGATAAATTTAAACCTAGTAACGACTTTATGTCGTGTGAAGAAATTAAACGCGCTATAAAATATTCAAACACTCCGTGTTTCTCTCAACTCTATAGTATGTCGCAAAGTTTTCATGTTATAAAAGAGAAAGATAAATATGATTTAATTATCATTTTAAAAACCGATTGCTTATTTGACGACGAATCAATTATTAATAGCACACTAAGATTTTATTGTAAATATGTTACAGAGAAAAGCGCATTACTTGTAGAGAGATTAGTTCTTGTTCCTCGACGTAAAGAGCCATGGATGTATCACGTTTACATGCTGAGTAATACTACTGTTTTTAATGAAATTTTTAATAATTTTCCAAAAATACCTATAGGTATGGGTATGTATACTAATAAAAAACCAATATGGAAAGGTAGTAGTCATGCCGAACTAGCAAACTATATCTTAAATTATACTAATGTACCTAGAGTATGGCCTATTCTTCACCAGAGTCACCCACGATTTATAGGTAGATGCGACCAATTTAAACAGGAGAAGATCCAAACATGAAAATAGCTGTTTTATTATGTGCTCAGCCTAGATTCTTAAATTTAACATATAAAAGAATAAAAGAAGAATTTAATATACCTAACGTACACGTTGATTTTTTTATACATTTTTGGAATGTGACGGGGTTTTCCCCAGCGTGTGAAAAATTAGAAAGACATGTAACCGATGATAAATTAGAAGAATATATAAATCACTTAAAACCTAAAAAATATAAAATTGAAGATTATTCTAAATTAAACGATTTAACATTTTTATTAAAAAACATATATATCTTTTTAGCGAGTAAGAAGATAAAATTAAGAAATATACATAATAAAGATAGATACGAATTTGGTCAATGGCTTAGTAATAAAAGGGCGTATATGTTAATGGAAGAGTATGAGCAAAAACACAATGTTAAATACGATATTGTTATAAGAACAAAAAGTGATTATATTTATGAAAATCCCAAAAATAAAATTGAAAACTATATTATTCCATGTGAGAAATTAGATACAAATCTTGCATTAGTAACAAATTTAAAAACACGAAAATTTATACATGAAGAAAACAAATTCAAATATTATCCGTTAAAAGAATATATACCAGGCGTGACAGTTAAAGCCAAAAATATATATGAAAATATTAGATATGATATTAATACTATAGCTGCGACAAGATCTGCGGCATATTTTCTATATAACACTTGGTTTGAAACATATTTGAGAACTCTTATTTTTGATAAAGTAAATAAAGTAGAAGATGGTTTGATAAGTTATAAAAAACAAGACGTTTTGTGGGGAGACACAGCTATATATAATAACATACATTTAATTGGAAAGAAAAGAAGATACATTCGATTATATCTGAAAGATAAATGCAAGGCTTCTTGGTTAAATAGAGGAGAAGATACATCAATTGATGTTACAGGTCTAAACCATTATAGTAATCTTGACTCTTATGGGTAAATATAAAATCACAGCTTCTTACATCTACCAGTTGATAATCAAGAGAGTGTAATAGTTTAAAAATACGCTGTCTTGGTTTAAAATATTCAAAATATCTTTTTCTCACGTAAGATATTTCAAGAATTAATACTGGTTTCCACTTTTTTATAGTGTCTAATGCTCCAAGTAATGCGTAATATTCGTGATCTTCAATATCCATTTTTATACAATCTACATTATTAAAATTAAAACTATCTAATGTATTTACTAATGATCCTGTAGATTGTATTTTGACAAATTGTTTAGCTGGCCCAAAGTCGAGCCAACGATCTTGGCCTGATTTATTGGGTTGCTGTACGCGTTCTCGAATAATTCTAGTCTCTCCTGTCGTTGTATTATCAAGACGTACTCTTACATTTGCTTTTTTATCACTCAAACCACAATCAAATATTTCAACATTAGAGAATCTACTAGTATTTTCTCTAAGAGCATATCTTACATCATCTCTTATCTCAAAACATTTTACCTCCTCAAAATATTTTGCAAAAGAAACAGCCATCCAGCCA